AAATGTTTGACTTTAAATCTCCTAATGAAATATATGATGAATATTTAGGAAAAATAGCATAGGGAAGTTTGTTGCAATTAAATTTGCAATTTTTGTATAATATATATTCTATATAAAAGCCTTGAAAAAAACAGTAAAATATGCTATATTAATTGTAAATATATTTTAATTAATGTGAAGTAGGAAGGGAATATATTTTATGAAAACATATAAAAATGCGATAGAAAATCAAAAAATTGCAGAATATTCAGAGGGGAAAAAATATTTTGAAATAGCAACAAGCAGGTATTACTATGCTATTTATTTAATATTAATAAAATATTTAAAGTCTTTACCTAGTTATGTACATGAAGAATCAGAAGAAGGAAAGGATTCACATAAAAAAACTATAGATAAATTTTTAGAAAAAATGGAAAATATAGTTACAGAAGATGAATATGATACTTTAAAATATATTAGAGAGTTAAGAAAACAAAGGAACGACTATGAATATAAAAAAAATTATCAAAATGAAAGAATTTATAAAAGAAATTTTTTAAAAAAATATAAAGAAATTGAGGAAATATTATTTAAACATTTAGATGAGTATACTCAGATTAAAAACTCTTTTGAGAGGTGATGAAAAAATGGAAAAATATAAAATAGAAGGATTTATAAAAAAGTTGAAGGATAAGTTTTCTTTAAGAGAGAACCAAATTGGATTTGAATATGTTGAGGAGTTAGATTANNNNTTTGAAGATGATAGGATTAAGCGAAAAGATATAAACAAAATATTGAAGGAATTTTTTTTAAAAGAAGAAAGCAAAAAGATTATCATAGTTTTTGATTATGAAAAATATATTGAAATTCCTGTAGAAATTAACAGCGAAGAGAATAAGTCTAAAAGTATTATACTAGAAAATTTTAAAGATGAAAATAATATAGAAGTAACTTCCAGTATAGAGGAAAAAAATTATTCATGGAAAGGTAATGTATTTGATCTTGAATTAGATCAATTATCGAAAAAAGACTATATTGTAAGCAATATTGAAAATATCTTTGAAAAATGTACGATGGGAAAAAAAATAGATATTTCTATCGATAATTCTGATGAAAAAATTGTTGAAAATTATGCGTTTGCAGCATAGAAGATAAGGAGAAAAAATGAAAATTAGTGAATTTAAAATAGAAAATCAACGAATAACTAATGTTATTTTTAAAATTAATGAGAATGGATATAAAGACAAAGTAGATTATCAATTTCATACGCAGGTTACTATTGGAAAAAGTGAAAAAATATCAAATAAAGCTAAAGTAACTCTTCAATTTGAAGTTTTTAAAGAAGAAGAGTTAGAAACGAGACCATATTATTTGCAATGTACGATAGAGGGTATCTTTTCATGGGAAGAAGGAGTTTTAAATGATGATATAATAGAGGACCTTTTGAGAATAAATGCTCCAGCAGTTCTATTATCTTATATTAGATCAACAACTTCCTTGATAACACTATCAGCAGGTTTTGTGCCATTAGTTATTCCATTGATAAACTTTAAAGAATAGCAGAAAACTCCTAAAATTAATTTGGGAGTTTTTTTAATTCCCCCTTGACATTCTAAATAATAAGGGTATTATTATACTTATAAGGGAATGTTAAATAGGGGGTGAAAATATGTCCGATAAAGTAAAATGGAAAGAAGAGATGATAACAGTAATGCAGGCAGTAAAAATATTAGGTAATAACTATACTGAGTTTAAAGTCTATCGTATGTTGCGAGATGGTAGACTTGGAGGACGTTATGATAAAGGCATAGGTTCGAGAAAAGGATCATGGCTTGTATCAAAAAAGAGCGTGGAGCTATATTTAGAAAATACAAGAATATTAAGTATGTATGAAGAAAATAAATATGCACAATTAGCCTTATTCTAAGATTAAGAGACAAATAAAACTGTCTCTTATTTTATTTTTTGATGTTTTTACATATTTGACATCTTTGCAAAAGAAAGAGAGTAAACTATACTTGTCGGACATAAAGACATCCCCTTGTTTATGGCAACCTTATTTTCTTAATAGGGTTGCTGTAGAAGAAACTATCAGAAAGCAGGTGAGTAAATGACAGAAGACCAAATACGAGCAAGACAACTGTACTCGTTAGGCAAAGAAGTGAAAGAAATACATGAAGAATTAGATATCCCTATGCGAACTTTGTATACATGGAAGAATGATGCAGAGCATAAATGGGAAGAAACAAGACAGTTAGCCCAAATGTCTCCCGAATCAATAGGTCTTCTTTTACTGGAAGGATATAAGAAAAATGCAATAGATATAGCAAATAATCCTGAAAAATTACAAAACCCTGCAATAGCAGACTCGTTATTAAAAACAATAAAAGCGATAAAAAGTTTAGAAAAAGATGCTGATTATTTAGGTGTGGGTACAGACATTATGAAATTAATAACGCTAACAATAAAAGATGAGTTTCCTGAAAGTTTGGGGATTTGGAAAAAAATAACCCCTCGTATATTTGAAATATTAGAGAAAAATTATGGGAGGTAAAAATGACAGAGAAAATAAAAGAAAAACAGAAAAAACAAGCATTAGAGATGGTTGAAAAGATGATGGAAAATAATGCTTGGGGAAGTATAAACTTCATATTTGAGAATGGACAGATAAAGCATAGTGAAAAAAAGGAGACAGAAAAGAAAGCTTGGAGCTGAGGTGTGAGATATGAGTAAAATGACAAAGGTTCAATATAGGAAAGAAAAAGAAGATATATTGGAGTTGTTAAATCAAGTAACAGCTTTTAAAAAAGATACTTTAAATAAGCAAAACAGAAGAATAAATAAAGCAAAAAGAGACTATGAGTATTTTTTTAAAACATATTTTCCTCACTATGCAGAAGAGCGAGAACCGGAATCTCATAAGGAATGGATACAAGAAATACAAAGAGATAAAAAGATCATACCTGTAGCAGCTCCAAGAGGTCATGCTAAGAGTACTAAAATAACATTTGGATATTCTATGTGGTTAATTATAAGAGGTGAAGAAGGAATTTTACCAATTGTATCAGCCACAAAAGATTTGGCAGCAGATCATACAAGTAGAATATATATTGAGTTAGAGAACAATGAGAGGCTAAAATCTGACTTTGGAGACTTTGATCTAAAGGGAGGCGAACATACTTTTGTAGTAAATGACAGAATAAAAATAAAAGCAATAGGAGCAGGGCAGAAATTTAGAGGATTGAAATATAAGCAGCATAGACCGAATCTATTTATAATAGATGACTTAGAAGATGATGAACAAGTGGCATCACCAGCAAGAAGACAGAAGCTATGGAAATGGTTCTGGTCAGCACTTTATCCTGCACTACACCCAGTAAAAGGAAGAATCTTTATAATAGGAACAATACTTCATTTTGATGGATTTTTACAGAATATAATCAATCAAAAAGATGGGAAAATATATAAGGCAATAAAAGATAACGGAACGCCTTTATGGGAAGAAAGATTCCCTTTAGATAAACTGGAAGAAATGCGTGAGGATATGGGCTATGAAGCGTTTGAACAAGAGATGATGAATAATCCTTTAGATGAGGAACTACAAGACTTTAAACTAGCTGATATACAGTTTTATGAAAATATAGAAGAAGAGATAATAGGACGATATGCATACATTGATCCTGCATTAGGTAAAAATAAGAAAAGTGACTATCCTGCGTTAGCAGTAGGACTACTTGGAAAAAGTGGAACAATATATATTGAAGAAGCATACATGAAAAAAGTAAAAATAGAGAAAACAATAGAAAATATATTTTTTCTAAATGGTATGTTTAATTTCACTTTATTTGGAATAGAGGAGATAGCGTTTCAGGAGGTTTTGAAAAAATGGCTTGAAAGCATATCAAAACAAAGATATACATATATTCCATTTGTTGGTTATCGTCCGCGAGACTCAAAAGATAATAGGATAAAATCATTAGTCCCTTTAATAAAAAATGGTACAATAAAATTTAAAGGTAAAAAATATGTAAGTTCATTCAAAGCTAATTCGAATGGTCTTCAAATAATGATTCAGCAGTTTATACATTATCCAAAAGGAAATGATGATGCACCAGATGCAGTACATGGATTAGTAAAGATAATTAAAAAGAAAACTCTTAAACCTAAGACTAAAAATAGAGAAAATGCAGGTTGGTGGAGTAAGATAGCAGGGCGAACAGCAACATTTTATTAGACAAGGATGTCGAGAAAATAACACGGAGGTAAGAGATTGAAATTAGTGAATAATGATTGCTTAGAAGCAATGAAAGATATAGACAGTGGAAGTATAGATATGATACTGGCAGATTTACCGTATGGTACAACAGATTGTGAATGGGATAATATAATTCCTTTCGGGCCTCTATGGTCTGAGTATAAAAGGGTAATAAAAAAAGGCGGAGCAATAGTATTATTTGCAAGCCAACCTTTTACAACTAAAGTAGTAAATAGTAACCCAAAATGGTTTAGATATGAATATATATGGGAAAAAACAAGGTCTACAGGCTTTTTGAATTGTAGACGAATACCTTTGAAAAAACATGAAAATATATGTGTATTTTATGAAAAACTACCAACATATAATCCACAAGGTTTAATAAAAATAGAGCCGAAAGTAAATCAGAGAAAAAGTAGAAAGCCGGGGATAATAAAAAATATACCTTTGGGTAAATATATTACTAGATATAAGAATTATCCTACATCTATTTTAAAGTTTAAGTCAGTTAGCAAACCAGTGCATAGCACTCAAAAACCTGTTGAATTAGGAGAATTTTTAATAAAAACTTATACAAATAAAGGTGAAGTGGTATTAGATAATACAATGGGAAGTGGAACTTTTGGAGTCAGTGCAGTAAATACTGGAAGAGAATTTATTGGAATAGAGAAAGATGAAGAGATATTCAAAGTTGCAGAAGAAAGAATAAGAAAGGCGATAAAAGAAAAAGGAAAAATTAAGGTAGATTGTAAAATTTCAAGGAGAAGATTAGGAGGACAATGATGCAGACAAAAGAAATCTGGCTAAATGAAAAAGAGAAAAAAGTAATAAAAGATAAACAATATGGATCTGAATATTCAATGTGGACAAAAGAGTTGAATGGTCTATTTTTCGAGCTAGATGAAACTGCCGAGTCAGCTTCTGAAATATTTGCTATGAAAGTAGCAAGTAAAGTGGGAGAATATTATCATAAAGAAGAAAAAATTCAACAACTTATAAGAGAAAATATAGAAAGCATGCAAAGTTCATTAAAATTTGTAATAAAAGACTTAGTGGAAAATGCATTTGTGCATCAATTTGCAGGAGCAGAAATAGTGTGGCAAATAAAGAGAGGAAAAGTGTGTACCAAGAAACTCCTTGCCTTTGATTCATCTGAGTGTAAATATGATAGAAGCTTAGGGGTTTTTACCCAAGACATGGTTGATATACCAAGAGAAAAGATGCTCATATATATAAGAAGCAGAGGCAAAGGAAATAAAATAAAAAAATTTCAAGAAATTAAAAGATTCTTTCTGCAATTTTGGGCGAAGTATATTGAAGGATATACAACCCCACTACTGCATGGAAAATCAGACAATGTAGATGATATGCAAGAAGCATTAGAAAATATTTACTTTAAAAAATCAATATCAACAGCAATGGATAGTGAAATTAAAGCATTGAAATTAGATAACGGTGGATCAAAAGAGATACAGCAAGCAATGGAGTATATAGACAGACTAATCTACAGAATGTATTATTTAGGAGGTAATTATGTTAATGGAGATAAATCTGGAACAGTGGCTAATTCTGAGGTCAATGAAAATATGTTTGAATCAGCAACATCTTGGATTGCAGAAGAAGTAAGAGAAGTATTACTTGAAGATTGGATAAGAAAATTAATTTTATATAACTTTGGAGATCAGGATAATTGGGGATATTTTTCAGTCCCTCAAGAGGAAGACATAGAAAAACAACATAAACTGGCTATGATAATACAAATATTAATAGAGATAGGGATAATAACAATAGATGATTATAATACAATAAGAGAAAAATTTAACCTTCCTGAAACTAAAATAGAAAAAGTAAATATTGAAAATACAGAATTAAAAGAGTTAGTTGAACAGTATTTGAAAAAGGAAAAGAAAGATGAAGATTAGTTTGTCTGAAGTGAGCAGAAAATTAGATATTATTGAAAATAATTTTTTAAAGAAAGCTTCTAAAAATCCAAATAACATGGTAAAATATATTAAGGAGCTTATGTATACTGCAGCAGCTTTTGGAATATACTCGGCAAAACAAGAGATAAAAGAATTGGAAAAGAAACGAAAGAAAAAAATATTTTCAGAATTAGGTATATCAGGGATATGGGTAGATTTACCAATAGGAGATATAGCAGTCGCAGCAAAAGAATCAAAGAATATACTAGATAGAGCAACAGAATTTTGGGATCAGTATGCATTAAAAGTAGGTAGTAAACTTGAAAAAGATAAAAAAGAGAAACTCAAAGCTATTTTTAAAAAGAAGAATGCAGAAGGCTTTACAGGTAAAAGTCTTGAACGAGAAATAAAGAAAGAGTTTTCAGATTGGTCAGACAGGAGAATAAATGCTATAGCAAGAACAGAAACAACAAAAGAGTTTAATTATGCAAGACTAGAAACAGCAAGAGAAAACTATCGCAATAGTGGAATAATAAGAGCTTTACGGTTTCATGCTATTATGGATAGTAATGTTACTGATACTTGTCAAACAAGGCATGGACTTGTCCTTGCAATAGATGACCCTTTGGTAGATAGAAATACTCCGCCTCTTCATGTAAAGTGTAGAAGTATATGGGAATTTGTCGATAAATATGATTGGGAAGATATCTATAAAGAAAAAAATAGTTCTAAATGGTATAAAAAAGCAGTACAAGAAACACAACCAGATATAACTTGGGGTAATCCTTTTGCATATGGTGGTAAAGAAGATGCTTTAGTTAATTATCAAAATGCTTATGGGATAGATAAGAAATTAACAGAGTATACTTTAAATAAAGACCATCCAGTAGGAAAACACAAAGCTAGAGTATTTAAAAGTGCATTGGGGTTTGATAAAAATAACTTTCGAGTTCTTGAGAGAGAGCTTAAAAGAAATTTAGCCATTACAGCTGCGAATAAATATAAAAAGGAAAAGACAAAGCATGGTATAAAATATAGTGTAGAAGAAGAGATAATGGGAGAAAATAAAGAAATAAAGAAAGTATTAGTTGTATGGCATATAGATGAAAATAGTGATGCACCAAGACTTGTAAACGCAATAGTTAAGGAGGCGAAAAAAAATGTATAAAGAATTAGATGTAGTGAAGTTAATAAGAGATGTAGCGAATTTAAAAAAGGGGGAATTAGGGACTATTATAGTACAAATGGATGATAATAGTTATGAGATAGAATTTGTATATGAGACAGGATATGAAAAAGCCACTTTAACATTAGAAGCAGAAAAAGATTTTATTTTGTATAAAGCGATTTAAGACAGGTCAATTAGGTAGGAGGCTATAAATACACTCTTGTTATCAGAGAATAGCCCTCGAACGCTGTCGAACGCTCTCGAAGGCATTTAAAAATAGAAAGGTATCGAAAAAATCGAGCCGCTGATTTGGTATTGAATAAATACCGAATTGGTGGCTTTTTTATTTACTATCAAAGAAGGGAGGGAGAAAATGCAAATATTAATAAAAAAAGAAAAAATGATTTTCTCTGAAGCAAATGATAATTTTAAATACAATATACTACCTGTGGGAGAATTTTATGATGAGCGATATGGTTGGTTATCTTTTGATGAGAAAAGATTAAAAAATCTTGAAGAAAGATTTAAGGATGGAGTACCTGCATATGAAGTTCCGATAAAAAAAGGACACTGGGAAGAAGATAAAATGGGTGCAATAGAAAAAGTATGGTTTGAAGAAGAGATAGGACTTTGGATTCAAGTAAAATTAAATGAAGAAGGAAAATCTGAAATAGATAAACAAGATTATTTATCTGCAGAACTGGAATTGTATACAGATAAAAAAACAGGAGAGGGAGCAGAGACATTAACTGGAGCAGCCTTTACAAATAAACCTGCAAATCCTTATGTCAAAAAAATAGAACTATCAGAGGATAAAACTATAGAAATAATAGTTGAAAATGAAAAAAAGAAAGAGGAGGATATTGAAATGCTAAAGACAGTAGAAGAACTGGAAAAAGAACTGGAAGAGGTAAAACAGGAAAGAGTAAAAGAAAAAGAAAGAGCTGATCAAGCTGAACAAGACAAAATTAAATTGTCAGAAGATAAAAAGAAACTGACAATAGAAAAATGTAAGCAGAAGTGGGAAAATGAAGGTGTACCTCCAGCGGTAGTGGAAGCAGCGGAGAAAATAATGTTTTCTGAAATAAATACTGAAGGAAAGATTTTATTAAGTGAAGAAGGAAAAAGTAAAGCAGTAAACTTAATAGAAGCAGTAGAAAGTATAGTGGAAGCAGTCCCAAAAATAGAATTAGGTGAACGAGGAAATATGGCAAGTGGGGTATTAGAGGGAGAAAAAAATGAAGATGAATTTATAAAAAATCTTGGTGAAGGAGGAACACTTTAATGGAAAAATATTTTGGAGTAGAGCAATTAAATAAAATACTTGATAAAACAAAAGTAAAATATAATTTTTTACAGATTTTGCTAGGATTAAATAAATCTGAAAGACAGATACAGCATCTATCTTCTAATGTAACTATAAAGTATAGAGAAGGAGTTAGAACAAAAGTAACTAAAGGTGTAAGTAAAACAGCAGATGGACTTCAAGGTAATCCTGCTAATTTTACAGAATTGCCAATTTCTGTTCCAAGATTTCGAAATTATACAAGTTTATCAGCTGAATGGGCTTATCAAATAGTTCCTGAAGGCGCAGGATCAGGAAACAGTCAATTGAAGTCTGCAATAGTAAAAAATATATCAAAGGAGCAATCAGATTTATTGAAACTTCAAAGTAACACACATGAATTGATGTTAGCACAAATACTTCAAAATCATAAAATAGATATTGAAGTTGAAGGGCAAGCTAATTTCCAATTAGACTTTAAAGCTCCAACAGGTTATAAAGAAGATATATCTGCTACAGAATGGGCATGGGATAAAAGTAAATCAAAATTAGAATGGATTAGAAGTAAAGAAAGCAAATTAACTAAATATGGTTACTTAGCGAATGTAATAATATTAGGAGTAGAAGCAGCACAAGAATTTTTAAATGATGAAGAAATAGCAAAGAAATTGGATAATAAAAATATTGAATTAGGAAAAGTAAAACTTCAAGGTTTAGAAGTATCTGGGCAAAGATATATTGGAAGACTAGAAGGAAAGGACATATATGTATATGAGGGTACATATAATGATGGTACAGAAAAATACTATATTGATCCAAAAAACTTTATAATGACTTCTACATCAGCACCATTTATGATGCATTTTGCAGCAATATATGACATGGCTGCAGTAGAGAAAAAGAAGTATATACAAAAATATTTCTCAAAATCTTGGATACCGGAACTATCTGGAGCAAGATACTTACTTGTAGAGACGGATTCAACTCCATCTGTAGAAGATGCAGCATCAATATATTGTGCAAAAGTCCTGCCTGATAGTACAACAAATCCTTCAACAGATACAACTCTTACAGTTGCTTTAGGTGGAGAGAGTTTTGTAACTGATATAACAGGAACAGAGATAACAATATCCACTGGCGTAACAAGAGCACAACTGGATTTAGCGCTTATAGAACCAAATGGTGGAGCTTATGAAATACAGAATACAGGAGGAACAGCTTTGACTATTGATAGTACAGCAGTAGCTGAGACAGATAAGGTAGAAGTGACAGCAGAAGATGGAATAACAACTGAAACATATACAATTACAATAGCATAGGAAAAATAAGATGAGTATAACTGTTCAAGAATGCTTTACGCCTGGACAAAAAGCATTTTTAGATAAAGTATATCAAAGTGAGTGGAATGAAAAGTGGGAACAATGGCTTTTGGAAGCAGAAGTATATTTAAAACAATATATAGATGTTGAATTAGAAAGAAAAGAAACTATAAAAAGTTTAAGTAGACTATATATTCAGTATGCTGCTTATTCAATTCCAAACTATGAAAGTATTTCTGAAAATAAAATGGCGATTTTAATTGATAATTTAAAAACAATAAGAGAAAATCAAAAAAAGAAAAATGTAAATGTGAGTAGGATAAAATATAGTGAAAATAGAGAAATTTTTACTGATAAATTTTGGAGTAAGTGATGGAACTAAAGATAAAAGGCTTTGATGAATTAGCCGAAAAACTAAGAGAAAAAATATCAAAAACAGAAAACTTAGAAGTGGTAAAACATGATATAGGTGGAATGATTGATAGTGAAGTAAAAAGAAACTTTGAAGAAGAAAAATCACCATCAGGAAAAAAATGGGAAGAATGGTCTGATGCTACTAAAGAATATAGAGAAAAAACAAGTGGAGATAAAATAGAATTAGGTGAGAAAAAGCTTCAAAAAAAAGGAGACTTATTTAAAAGTTTAAATTATCATACAAGTAGACGAGGAGTAGTATTTGGAACTTTAAATCAACCTATAAAATATGCAAGAATACATCAGATGGGTGGTAAAGCAGGAAGAGGTAAAAAAGTTACAATTCCGGCAAGACCATATATAGGTTTAAGTGAAAGGTTGAAAAATAAAATCAAAAGATATATAAACGATAATACTTAGGTATCAGAACAACTGAGCCTCAAGTTAGTAAAAAACTAACTTGGGGCTTTTGTAATATGGAGGATTAAGATGATAGATATAGCAGAGAAAATAGAAGAGAAAATAAAGGAAGTAGTTCCGACAATAGATGGAATTATTGGATGGGTGAAATACTTCAAGCCTGCAACGTATCCTGCTTACTGTATTGAAGTTGGTACACAAGAGGTAAGGTATGAAAGAATAAGTACTTATGCAACAGATAAACCAGTATATACAATTTACTATATAGATCAAATGCTAGATGAAAATACAAATCCTGATACTAGAAATTTTTTAAAAGAGTCAGAAAATATAATTAATAAACTAAAAGAAGATTTGTCTTTAGGAGGATTAGTAACAAAATTTGAAATGAGGACTAAACCTAAAACACGTGATGGAGATATAAAAGAAAACATATTCGAAATAAAAATAAATATAATGGAAAGGAGAGACTAATGGGTTCAATAGGTAATAATGCTATTATTGCAGTAGGCAAAAAAGATAGTAAAGGAGCAGTGCCAAGTTCATGGGAAAAACTAAGAGCTAGGTCAGTACCAATAAATGATGATATAAATTTTTTAAATTCAGAAGCTTTAACAGGAAATAGGTTTAAATCTAAAGGGATGGCAATATCAACATCTGTATCTGGAAGTTTAACAACAGAAGGAAATAGGGAAGAGTTAAGGGTTATGTTGCCGGCAGCAGGATTTTCAGTTGATACCTCAACTCCTGATATAGAAGTATATGAAGTAAACCCAACAATAGCAAATTGGTTAGATATTATAGTTCATAGAACAGATGAACTTGTTACAGAAAAGTTTAAAGATGTAAAAATAGATAGTATTCAAATAGATATTTCAGCAAAAAGTTTTACTACAATACAATATAGTGTAGAGGGAATAGATGTAGAGAGATCAGAAACCTTAACAGAAACGATTGCAGATCCAGTTGATCCAAGATTTGTTTGCTTGGATGTATTAGTAAATCTTGCAGGAAATGATGTAACAGCTAAGCTAAGAGATATGAGTATAAAGTTAAATAATAATATTGATAAAGAAGATTATCCAATAAATAGTATTTCAAGAAGCTCATTAGATGCACAAAGTTCTACACTAGAAATATCAGGAACTATAGAATTTACAAAAGCAGACTATGAAACTTATAAAACACAATTAAGAAATTCGGAATCGGTTCAAATGGTAATCGATTTAGATTCGAAGGTAAAACTTACTTATCCTGAATTTACTTTTTCGGAAGTATCAGCACCTGTAGATACACCAGATAAAATAAGAATTTCTTTTTCTGGAGAAGCAACTGTTCCTGATACAGGAGAAAGTCCAATGCAAGTAACAATAGATTTAACAGATTATTAAAATAAAGATGGAGGGAATTAGAAATGAATATAAACTTTGAAGAAGGGCAAGAATTAGATTTTGATGAAATTATGGAAAAGATAGAAGAACAACAAGAAGAAGAAAAAATAAAGGTGACAGCTGTAGGCAATCAGATGATAAGAGTAGCTTGTGGAGGAGACTATGTTGTAGGAAAAATAAGAATGAAACATGGGGATATAATAGAAGCAGGAAAATTATCAGCAGCAAAATCTGTAGTTTATACAGATGAGGAAGACAAAATAGAAGCGAAATTGTCAAATGAAAGCGTTCATTTATTTATTCAAGAAAGATGCTTAACTGAATGGAATTTAGATGAAAAGCTTACGCGTAAAAATATTATAGATAGTACAACACACTCAAGAGTACTAAATGCGTTCTCTGAATGCGTTGGAAAACTGAATGGTATTTTTTCAACAAGGGCGGAAATCGAAAAAAAGAAAAAGAAAAAACAGCAGAAATAAATCTACTTGAAGATGCTACACATTGCTATATTTTTAATAAAAGAACTCCAGATAAAGGAATCTTAAAAATATTAAAAGAAATATCGAATACAGTATTACTTTTTAGAGTAAACTTTTCTGGTTATTATGAAATAGCTTTACTGCCACGATCTGGTGGAGTATATGATCAATATGAGGATGAGTGGCAAAGAATTAATTTATTAAAAAAACTGCTAAATAAACAAATTGATAAGAAAAAAGCACGAGATAAACTAACAAGAAAATAGCTGACAGGATATGTCAGCTATTTTTAAAAGGAGGTGTGAGTAGTGGATGATGAATTACTATATCTTGAAATAGTATTAGATGCTAAAGCAAGAATAGATGCTTTGAAAGATGCAGGGCATACTTCAAAAGATTTAAGAAATGAATTGCAGAAAATGCAGAAAAACTATCCGCAATTGCGAGCAACAATTGAGAAAAACAACAGCGGTATTCTAAGAAGTGCTAAAAAACTTAAACAAGGTTTTTCTAAGATGATCAATTCAGTTAAAAAACTTGGTCAAATTACGAATAAAGTATTTAATCAATCTAAGAAAGCAATGCTTGCCTTAGTTGCCACTACTTCACTTGCGATTGGATCATATGCATCATTTCAAAAAGAAATGGCACTTACAAATACAATGCTAAATGTGTCAAGAGCTGAAATTAAAAGTTATGAAAAAGCAATAATGCAAATGTCTAGTAATTCTGGAAAGAGTTCTAAAGAACTTGCAAAAGCTTTATATGATGTAAGAAGTGCTGGAGTTGCGAATGAAAATACAGTAGCGGTTCTTGAAAAGATACAGATTGCAGCAACTGCAGGAGCTACTCAAGTGACAACGGCAGCAAAGGCAGGTCTTGCAACAATAAATTCATATGGTTTAGAAATATCAGAATTAAATAAGGTGTTTGATTTGCAGTTTAGCACTGTAAAATCAGGAATTATAACTTATGAACAATTGGCAAATAATATAGGAAGTGTACTTCCTGCAGCTTCTAAATTGAATGTAAAATTAGAAGAAGTTTATGGTTCGCTTGCATTTATTACTAAGATGGGAATAAGCGCAGAAGAAGGTAGTACAGCATTAGCTAGATCATTTGATGCATTTATTTCAAAAGCAGATAATTTAAAGAAAATAGGTGTTGAAATATATGATATTGAAGGTAAATTTAGAGGCTATGAAAACGTAATAAGTGATTTAGCAGATAAATTAAGAGGTCTTTCAGATGAACAGAAAAATATTACTCTTCAAGACATAGGTTTTGATATAAGAGCAGCAAAAGCAATTCTTCCTGCGATTAATAATCTCAAAGTATTTAAAGAAACACTTGAAGAAGTTAGAGGCAGTTCAGGAGCAACGCAAAATGCATATAAGAAAGCGACTGATAGTATTGCACACGATTTTTCAGTATTAAAAGAAACATCAAGAAATACTTTTATGGGATTTGGAGCTTTATTCGAAGATGAAGCAAGAACAATAATGAAAAGTTTAACTAATTTAATCAATAAGTTTCAAAATATGTCTGATGAATCGAAAGCTAAGATTAAAGAAATGGTAATAAAAATAGGTCTATTATCAGGAGCAATAGTAGGGATTGGTTTGGCAGTGAAATTAGCAATGAATCCTTTAACGAAATTTGGTCTTATAGGTGGTGTAATCATATCATCGCTGTTAGTAATTTGGAATAATGTAGAAAAATTTCTAAGAACAGCAATGGAGGACTTTGATGGTTGGTTAGAAGATTATTTAGATAGATGGAAAACAGCATTAAAAATTGATGTAGTAATAGATGCAAAGATTAATAAAAATAATTTAAAAGCAGTAAAAAGCTACGAAGAGGTGCTAAACGATGTAAAATGGAGGTCTGATCGGAATAAAGACGCAGGCAAACCAATACATGTTTATAACTCTAAACAAATAGAAAAATATAAAGAGGGGTTTAAAACTGCACAAGATGCTTTCAAAAAATTAGGACTAGATGCTCATAATTTTCAAATATTTGATAACGAAATTTTTGACGCTAAAGATGGAGATCACGCAATAAAATTGACAAAAGAACGATATACTGAAATGCTTGAAATAATAATGGAAGCAAGAAAACGTTTATTAGGTGAGAATGAAAGAATTCAAAACGCTATGGAAGGAAAAACAAGCACAGCAAGCGACATGATATGGGATGAACTGAAAAATATGAAAAACAAAGTACTGGATGAATATCAAAAAGCAGGAAAAAAAATATTTGACTTCTTAGGTGATGGAACAGATGCTGGATATGAAAAAATACTTGAATTTTTTGACAAGCTTGAAAGCAAAATGAATGAAGTGGCAGATAAAGAAGTAACTATCAAGATCAAAGCAGAAATGCCAAATGTGTATGGATTAGATATGCAGTCAGCGATAAAAGAAGCAGAACAGCAAAGAAGTACATACGAAAGTCAAAAAGCAAGCTATGAGAAAGCTTTCAAAAATGCTTCAAATACATATATGCAAGACTACATGAGGGATCAAAACTATAGTTCGAGGCAATATAAAGGCAAAACATCAGATGAGTATTTGGAAAGAAGGAAATATGAATTAGAGCAAGATGCATACTATAGAGAATTACAGAGCAAAATAGTTGAAGATGAGATCAAAGAAAAAGAAGAACAACTAAGATTGCAAGAAGAAATGACACGTAATTTGCGTGATTCGGTTACTAACTTATTTTCAAATCTTGCAACGTTGACGGGAAATGAAACTTTTGACAAAATTGGAGCAGGATTTTCGATGGTTACGCAAGGCATGGACAGTTTTGAACAACTAGACTTTTCAAATTTTGGAAATTGGAATAGAGGAGACTGGTCGAATGCAATAGGAGCAGCAGGAGCTGTAGCAGGAGTAGTTGGGTCAATAAACTCATACTTTGATGGCAAACAAGAAGCAGAGAATCAGAAAGAGATTGAGGAATATAATGAGAATACAACTGCTTTGACTGAACTTACAACAAGAATACAGCAATTAAATGAAAACTTAGTGCAATTCGACAGAAATAGTATACAGTCACTTGCGGAGAATCCAACTGCTTCGAATATAGAAGGGTATATGAAAAACTATCAAATAATGCTTGATACGATAAATCAGAATAAAGATTTCGGCGATGTATCTATGTTAGTCAAATATAAATATAAAAACTGGTATGGGAAATATAAGAGTAGATATAAAGAGATGGATTTTGCAGATGAAGATATATCTGAACTTGCAGGATATGATTTGGAAGGCAAACAAGTAGAGGATTTGAACTTGGATGAGCTGAAAGAGTATCGTGAGGCTTTAGAAAACATGGATACATCTATTTTTGAGTCAATTGCGAAAGGTAAAAAGCCGCCTATGAATTCAAGTCAGTGGGGTAGTAGCTTGGTGATAGGCACATTATTTGGTGCTGGCAGATTAAAATATGACAAGATTAAAGAGCTTAATTTTGACGAATATCTACAAAATATAGATGAATATATCGAAGGTGTAGAAAGGTTACAAGACGCACAAGAAAACTTAAAAACTAATGCAATAATGGAGAGTTTCGAAGGAATAAATGTAATAGAACAAGCAGAGTTAGTAGAGCAGTTTACAGAGCAATTAGAAGAAGCATACAAGACATTTTACAATACTGAAGAAATAGAAGAGTATAGAACTGAAATAGATGCAACGGCACAGGAAATGGCTGAAAATGCAGATACAATGGTAACTGCAATGAATGACGTAAGAAGTGCTACAGTATCGGCTATGAATGAAGGTGAAAGTGCTTTTGAATCATTCGCAACTGGTGTAGCAACTTGGAGTGAAATGATTAAAAACAATGTGTCGCAGATGACATATAACATAAGCTTTGGAGGCTTAGATGAACAAGGAGAAGAGGCATTTCGAAGCGCAATGGAGCGACTTAGTTCAGTAGAAGATCATAGCGGTATAATTCAAGCTATTACAGGAAATACAGACTTAGATCAAGTAAATTATGTGCTGTACAAAAAGACAGAGCAACTAGATAGTTTGAAAACTCAAGCAGAATATCAGAAAGCTAGAATAAATGAAATAGAAGAGTTATACGATAGTGGCGAGGGTCCTTTTTCAATGTATAAAGACGAGTATGACAACTTGCTTAACTCGTATGATGAAACTCAAGAAGCAATCAAGAATAAAAATAAAGAAATTGAAGCATTAACAGATAGCGTTTCAATGATTGAGTACTTTGACTCGATAGCAGAAGCAGAAAGTAAAACTAAAAATTTAGCATATACGATACAGTCTGGAGACTGGGCAGGTAATGTGGTCGAGGGAAGTTATGCAGCAATTGAGGCAATGAAAGATTTAGCAAGAGAAGCTGGAATAAGCGATGAAACAATACAGGCTATGTTCGGAATGAATCAATGGGAAGAAGCAGCAGCAAGTTTACGTGAGAGTGCAAAAAGTGTATTGGAAGCAGGACTGGGAACTTTTGATGAATACTCATCAGCTTCAAATAACTTACTTGTAGATCAATTGAAAAATAAATTTGAAGATACGGATGCATATAAGGCGATACAGGAACAGATAGCATCTATCACAGAAGAGTATCTTGAAGGAAACATCTCACTTGAAGATTACAAAGCTACTGCAAAAGACATATATGATAATGATGAATTAGAGTCATATAGAGACACTATAAATGAAATAACAAAAGAAATAGAAGATCAAGCTGAATCACTTGAAAAAGCAAAGCAAGCAACTTTAGCTGCTTATGCAGCATATGCAGAAACAGGAGATTTTAGAGACTTTACATCATCATTTGGAGAAAGTCTGTACAGCGAAGGGTTGACATCACTTCAAGAACTGTTTGCAGATACTGCGTTGATTGAAACATTTGCAAAGACGCTTTTTGACAAAGAAAAGATACAAGCTGAAATAGATGAGATAATGAATAACTCAAGCTTATCTGATATAGACAAGCAGAGAGAACTAGCAAACTTGTATCAGTCTGCAGAACAGTCAATAAAAGATAATGTACGAGCACTTGGGTATGACTTCACAGCAGATGACATTACAGACAAAAGTAGTGAATCATATGGTTCAGAATATTATACAGATAGTAGTCTAGCAGGAGCAGGAGAGAGTACAAGTATAACTTACTCTGTTACGATTAATGCAGAGAACGTATACAATGACTCAGCAGAACATCTAGCAAAGAAAACTATTACAGAACTAAAAAAAGAAACAGCAGGTGACTTATAATGATTTCATGTAAAGCAGATAATGTAGAGACAATAGAATATATCGAATCAATTAATATTACGCTCGAGGACAAAGGGGGAAACAGTATAGTTTCCTCCAACCGGGCAGATATAAAACTTGACCGGCAAAGAGGAAAAGAAGTAGACTTTTTTTCTGATACCAGCTTAGTTGAAGTTTTTTCTGATGATATTCTTTTTTCAGGAGAATACTTGGAAGAGAAAAAGTCAGAGAAAAATGTGAGAACTTCAAGAGAAATAAGAGTATTTGATAGATTAAAAGAAGTATCGAAACTTAAATTTGCAGAAGATGAGATTTACTTAGGAAGAAGTTTTATTTGGTTACTAGGGACTTTATTTAATAAATTAGGTTTGTCTGTATATGGGATCTCAATTACAGATGACTTTAATATTAATTATGCGTACTGGAAAAAAGGTGACAAGATAATTGATGAAGTTAAAGAGTTACTCGAAGCAACAAATGGTAGATTATATACAGATAAATCAAATATAGTTAGATTTGTTAATGGGATAGATAATATCGAAACAACAGATTCAGGAGTAACTTTTAATGAAAGTAATTTACAAAGAGAAGTTGAAATTGAAGTTGAAAAAGCAGAGTATGAAAAAATAAGAGTGGAATATGACAGCTATACACAATTAGCAAATCAGACAGTATTTCAACTTGCAAATGATAAAGTTATAAATGCAAACTCATCAGGAACGTTGTTATGTAATTATGTATCATCAGCATGCATGAATATAGCACTGAAAAAGATATTGATTACAAATGCAAATGGAGACACTATAATCAAAAAAGGTGTGTTTGTGGAAGATGGAGTTGAAGTGAATTATGATGTAACAAATTCAACTGTTACATTTACTACTGATTTTCAACAAAATAAAACAAAACTGGTAATTGAAAATACAAATGATTTCGAAGTTTTTTTGACCGATTTTGAGTTATCAGGCGAGCCTCTCGTGAAGCATGAAGGAAATTGGCTTGAATATGCTGCAGAGGAAACAGAAGCCGAAGCGGATACGGTCAAAAACAAGTATATACAAAATAGTGATGCAGCACTTGCGTTAGCAAAAGCTAGATATAGAGAAAAGTGTAATGATATTGAAAAATATAGATTTACATCAAGTGTAGTTACTGATTTAGATATATTGCAAAAGGCAACTATACATAATGAAGCCTTAAATATTCAAAGTACTCAATTAATTATCAGAAAATTGCAATACAGCATTAAAAGAAAATCTTTGCATGAATTAAAAGTAGAAGCTGAGAAGTATGCCGACTTTACATATCCTGCAAGTCCGTGGATCAAAATTGAGGAAGTGATTGGAAGTAATTCTCTTGAACAAACTGCAGTTAATGAAACATCACAAGATTTAACGAATCAAGTAAATAGTCTCATTACTGAAATAGTAGATGACACAGGAACTACAGAAAATGTATATGAGATAGCAGTAAATGACTATATACATAGTGCTAAACCATTGATTCGGTTCTTTGCAGGAAAAGCGAATACGGGTCCTGCTATATTAAAAATTAACGGAACGAATGAATATACTTTGAAAAAGTTAGGTTACTTACTTGATCTAGAAAGTGGAGATATAGCAAAAGATATGATAGTTCTATGTAATTTCAACTCAAGAAAGAACGTGTATGAAGTACTAAACACTGTAGGCTTGGAGAATACTATACAATCTGTAGCAGAAGCTCATGGGTTTGCGTATCCACTAGCAGTAGTTGAGTTTACAAATGTAGATTCATATCCTGGACCAATGGGGACGGACTTTTATGTTGAGCTAAACTGGGAAGATCCAAATCTAAATTTAATCGAAGAATTTACATTGAGGAGAAAAAAAACTCCGTGGCAAGTCCCGCCTTATGGTACTGATGAGACAAGCGGTACTGAAGTATTGTCAGGTACAGCAGATGACTTGAATTCATATACAGATACAAATAATCCGCTTGTTGATGTTGTTGACGAGTCAGGAACTTTTCATTACAAGATGTTCTACAAAGTAAGTGGGAATTGGCAATATAGCATGGCACATAACAATTTAGAAGTGCAACTGATTACAAATGTAGGGATTATGTGGGATGAGTATGGAGAATACTATCAAGCTATGATAAATGCTATTTATTTACAAAATGAGGCTGGAGATGTTTGGAAAATGTATGACATTGATGGGAATTTTAAGGAGCAAGTTGTAAGTGATGGAGCGGATGCAGAAAGATTTGGAGATGATAATTACTATTATATTATTCCTCTTAGTCAAGATTATGTGATTGATTATTTTGCACCGCCATATATTGTAAAAGTATTTAGGGATAATCAAGAAATATTAGCTGGCTATTTACAGCCTGAAATAAATAGTTAGAAAGGAAGTGAGTAAATGGAAGCAACGGTTGAAGAGATAAAACGTCCTGAGCGGACAATGATAGAGCTAATGAAACGCAAAACAACAGCGGTATTAAACAACACTACAGATCAAACGTATACAGTGTCAAAAAGCACTGTGCTAAGTGTAATGAATATGTCTGATACTGAAATTACAGTGACACTTAATGATACTGACAGCACTACATTCGCAGTACCGGCACAGACAGCGTTGGATGAGTTGAAATTTAACGAGTTCACGGAAATAGTAGTGACAGGAGCTAATGGGCAGTATGTGTTGGTGACGGAGGTGTAGGAATGGCAAAGATAAGAAGCTTAAAACAAGGCAATGAAGAAAAAAAGGAATCTATACACACTTTCACTGCAGACGAAACTTGGAATGTACTCACAACAACAAAAAGTATACTAATAGAGTTGAATATAGACAGAAAAAATATGTTTCTAGGAAACGTAAACATAATAGCAGATGGTTCAATTGTACATACGCTAACAAATGATACATGGACAGAAAAAATAATAATAGGGTGTGATTCAAGTCTGGATGTTCAAACATCAAGTTTGCAAGGAGAGGTAATAGTAAGTTGTAGTTATTCAAATGAAGAAGCTATAAAAATTTCAAATGAACAGTCTTTGACATATGGACCTTTTCAAGAAGATAAGGTATTAAAAATAAGTTTAAGTGGATTACAGGCAGAAAATACATCAGTAATAGGAAAAATAGACGGCAAACATTGCTTTGGAGAACATCAGATTAAAAAGGGAATACAGAAAGAAGTTACTTTAAAAGCAGGGAGTATGTTTGAATTAGATGTGTTGAATCAAAATTATGATTTTGAAAACATGACAGCAACTGGCGAAACTTATGCTCTGGAAGATACGGGGGCTACGGAATTTTGCTTCGCAAACAATGGGTATAAATTATACACATGTACCTCTGCTGGCTTAGTCAAGCAATATGAACTGCTTGAACCATACAAGATATCAACGATGTCATATACGCAGCATTATAGTATAGGCGATACTAATATTTATGGGTTTCAAGTAGACAATGATGGAGAGTATTTTTACATTAATGATGTTATCTATCAACGATCCTATCTACTGAAATATGAGCTTTCAGAAGCATTTAATATAGAAACTGCAAGTCGTAAAGTGTTACCTCAAATGACAGATTACGATAATGCTCGAGGTATACTTGAATATTCGAATAAAACTAGAATAATATATTTAGCTAGAAGTGGTGATGGGTATATTTATTCGAAACTAAATAATGATACATATGAAATAAGATTAGGAGAGCTAGATTATAGTGATTTTTTTTATAGCACTATTAATGCTAAATTAGAAGCAATTTTTTTTGATAATACACAAAAGCGTTTTTTTGTATTCGATCAATATTACTCTAAGATACTATACACTAATTTAAGTAATGAAAATGATTTGAGTGAAAAATTCTCTGGAGATTTTTATCAATTAACTTTAAATTCTACATCTTATCGTATCGAATGCAATGTGAATGGGTCGAAGTTATTTTCTTTAGAATCGGATGGCATTCTAGTTGAATATGATATAAGTAAGCAAATGTCAGGCAATGTATATGTTGAAGTAAAATAGAAGGAGGCAAAAGAGAATGGAAGCAGTAGTTAGAGGGAATAGAGTTTTAGTAATAGGACAAGCAGTAATTGATAATGATATAAATTTTAAAGTAAAAACAAGCTTTGGAAATACATACTGTAGTAAAAATGATTGTGAAGTGGTAGAAACAGATATGCAAGAAGATGAGAGTGTAGAGAATTTGAAATATAAAAATGGAAAAATAGTAAAAGTTAAATATTCTAAGAAAGATTTCATCTTATTGTTCAGCAAACAAGAATGGAGTAAATTCAAAAAGCTATGTGCAACAGATGAAGCAGCAGAACAATACTATGATGCAATAATGTCAGCTGATTATATAGACTTAGAAGATAAGGATATAGTGAATGACATAGGCTATATGGTTCAAAAGGGTGTATTGACAGTAGATAGGATGAAAAAAATACTGGGGGAATAGATTATGGAAGTGAAACTAAAACCTGGAGATATTATCCTCTGGGGAACTAAAAATGGGAAATTTGACGGATTGAGCGAGTTAGCTTTCCGGCTTCAAAAACGGTTTGATGGCAAAGCTAGTCATGCAGAGATGGTATATGAATATCATTCTCCTGATTCCGTAAAAACTATGGGAAGTAATTTTGACGGTGTGAAATGGAGAGCACATATAGTCAAGAAGCCATACGTTGCTATACTTAGACCAAAGTTGTCACAACGATATTCTCAAAGAAATAAAGACTTGGTTATTAGAAATATAATTAGAAAGTATTATGAGAAGTTGAAGCGAGCAAGCGAGGATAAATATGACTATATCGGATTATTTGATGCAGCAATTAATGCATTTTTACATACAGTTTCTTTTAAGCAGTATAGAAAGCGTAGACTTTTTTCAAGTACTAAGTATCCATTCTGTAGTGAAGCTGTATGTCAGCTGAATAAAGAAATATTTGAAAGCTTTGGAGATGACTTTCAAGTGTTAGATGAGAATAACAACATAATACCTCTGAGTGTAGTAAGTCCAAGTGATTTATATCGTGATACAGAAAACTTTGAATTGATAAAGGATTTTGAAATATAAAATTGGAAGGAGAAGGAGATGGGAGATAGATGTGGCAAGCATGAAGAAGCGATACAAAATTTGAAAGAAGAACAGGTAAAACTTAGCAAAGAAACTTCTGAAAATAGAAAAGAGATATCAGATTTAAAAGAAGCATTTGCAAAAAATGAAATCAGATATGAACAAATTAAGTTATCTTTGTCAAAAATTGAAAGTAAATTGGAGAACAGATTTGGTAGTAGGGTTGTTGAGAAAGTAATAGAATATGTGATAATATTTTTTATTGCATGGCTTTTATCGGGGAGGTTTAATGCGAATGATATCAAAAGTAAAAAAACTATTAGTGAGACACGAAGGACTAATAAAGAGAGCGTATATTTGTCAAGCAGGAAAAATAACAATTGGAGTTGGGAGAAACTTAGAGAACAGAGGCATAACGGAGGAAGAAGCACTATACTTACTGCAAAATGACATTAACGAAGCAATAGGATTTTTAGAGCAATTTGAATGGTGGGAAGATTTAAACGAGGATAGAAAGTCTGCTTTGATAGATATGTATCATAATTTAGGTTCAGGACGTTTTATGCAGTTTAAAAGAATGTTAAGTGCTTTAGAAAAAAGAAATTATGAAAAAGCAGCATATGAAATGATTAAAAGTAGATGGTGTATTCAAACAGGAAATAGAGTATATGAGTTAGCAGATATAATGAGAAAAGGAGAGATGATAATATGAAAAAATTGATAATATTAGTGATGGTAGTATTGGGAGTGATGCTTCAAGGTTGTAAGACTTTAGATGCAATTAAGCAGGTCCCGGAGCAGAATGTTAAGTCGTTTACAAATGATATTGAAAGTATAACTCTTAATGTTAGCATGAAAGATGGTACAGTGTATTACGTAGACACAATTAATAGTATTGAAAGTAAAGAATTTATATTATGGAAACAAAACGAAGACAAACAGACAAGTATAGGGACTTTAGATATAATTAATTTCGGATTAACAGGACAAAAGAAACCATATCTAGTCCCCACAAATTCCGGTATTACAATAAACAAGTAAAAATTTACTTTTCACAAAACTTATTTTTTGTATACCGGAAAGATAATGAAAGAATTGATATTAAATTTGTATATATATTTTAAAAACGCAGATAAGTTAGTCTGCGTTTTTTGTTATATATTAAAATACTATTATAAGGATAAAAACCAGTTTCAAACTACTTTTAAATATTTTCAAACTGAATACAAAAAATAGCCAAAATGTTTTTTCGCTTACAATTCCTCTTTTTTGCATATAGTTCAGCTTCTTCTTTACTTATTGAAAAAAATATAGTAGAATATATGAAACTAAAAACATATAGATGAAAGGAAAAGTTATGAAAGCAAAATATCTACTGCTATTAATCTTCTTTTGTAATACTGCGTACTTATTTTCTTTTGGAACTACATACAATGAGAATGCAAAAATAAAAAATGCTGCAATAGAAGTAAAAAAACAAGAAAATATAGATGATAAGTTTTTATTACTTGATGGAGAGTGGGAATTTTATTGGAAGCAATTACTTGAAAATAATGAGATAGAGAATGAAAAATTTGAAAATAAACAATTAGTCTATCTACCACAAAGTTGGAATACTTTGGAAAAAGATGAAAAAACTTATCCTTCTCCAGGATACGCAACGTATAGATTGAGAATAATTAATAATTCAGGTGAAGATATAGGTATTAGAATAAGTAAAATTTTCACAGCGAGTAAGGTATTTATAAATGATAAATTGAAGCATGAAGTAGGAAAAGTATCCAAAACAAGAGCAGGATACAGTGAAGATACAAGGTATAAAAATATTTTTGTGGAAAAAGATTTAAAGGAGTTTTATTTGATTGTACAAGTTTCCAATTTTAATGACAATACTGGTGGTATATGGGAAAGTATAATATTGGGGACAAGAGAAAATATTCAGAGTCTAACTTATAAACGTTATATTTTGGAAAGCTTTGTATTTGGAATACTTTTAATAATCGGAATATATCATATGATATTTTACTTTAAGCACAGAGATGAAAAAACTTTTTTAATATTTGGAATTTTTTGTTTGCTAATGTCTGCGAGAGTTAGCTGTATTGGTGAGTTGATAATACGAGATATTTTTCCATTGGTAAATTGGATTGTAATGAGAAAAATAGAATTTTTTATATTTTATGTGGTAGTACCTTTATTTTTGTTGTTTCTGTATACGCTGTATCCAAAAGAAATCAATAAAAAAACTGTAATAGCAGTAGGGAGTCTTGGTGGAGTATTTGGTCTGATAGTTCTTTTTTTTGATAATGGCCAGTATACAAAGTTAGTTGGATTTTATCAAATTGTAACAATATCAGTAAGTTTATATTCATTTAAGGTTTTGGTACATGCATATATTAGAAAACGAGAAGGAGCTTTGTTATTAATAGTTGGTGGAGCAGTACTTTTTTATACAGTAGTAAATGATATACTCTTTAATAAAGGAGTAATAAAATCAATAAATCTATTTCCGTTGGGGATAGTATTTTTTATTATAATGTATTCTATAGTATTAGCAGTGAAGTTTAAAAAAGTACGTGATAACGGAATAGAAAATGAAAAAAAAATGGAAATAGAAAAAGAGAAATCCAAAAACCTAGAGATACTGAAAGAATTTAATGAAAAAAGTTTAAATAAACTGAAGATATTACAACAATTTTCTGTACTAATATATAAAGAAAAAAATATT